TGCCACAATCAATTGGATTAAATATAAACAGATTGCTTATAGCAAATCACAACAAAAAGCGAATAGGAAAATTGCATGAGATTTGAAGAGTTTGCTCGTATAAATGGCCTCCTTATCAATAGCCTTATTCGCAATAGATGGGTAGCAACACCAACTGAAGACCATCCCCGTAAAAACAATGGACGATATAAGTATCTAGGTAGCGTAGGCTGGGTTCAAAATTGGGCTACGATGGATCGCCCTTCTGTTTGGTTTGATGATAAAGAAAGCAGTCCAGCAGAGATTAAACGTGCTATCAAAGAAGACAATGATCAGAAAAAGATCATGGCTGAAAAGGCTAGTAAAAAAGCTGGATGGATATTACATCAATGTAACCAAGATTTTCATCCATACTTGGCTAGTAAGGGTTTTGAATATGAAGTGGGTAACGTATGGGATACAGACGGCAAGAAGCTTTTAGTTATACCTATGCGTATCGGTAACAAACTCATCGGTTGCCAGCTCATCGACAACGAGGGGAGTAAGAAGTTCCTCTACGGACAGACGTCCAAGAGTGCAACTTTTACCATGAATGCAAAAGGCTTCCCTATTTTTTGCGAGGGTTTTGCGACTGGGTTGTCCATCAGAGAAGTGCTGAAAGCAAGTAATATCCCGTATAACATCCAAGTCTGCTTTAGCGCATCCAACATGAAGTCGGTAGCAAGCACCTTCGGGCAAGGGATCATCGTGGCTGATAATGATGCCAGCCAAACTGGTGAAGTTATCGCTCGGAAAACAGGCAAGCCTTATTGGATCAGCCCCACAGTCGGGGAGGATTTCAACGATTTTTACAAACGGGTCGGTGTCTTCGAAGCTAGTCAAGATTTAAAGAAAGTTCTTATAAAGGCGATGAAGTCATAGAGTAACATGAAAAAAGGCTATTCTCCATAAGAAAATAGCCTTATTCCCATCTATATTAGTTTTTCACAATTCCATGATCTCTTTGTATGCCTCCCATGCTTTAATTTGTAAGTTTGCACCCGTGCTTTCGCTGAAGTCTACACCCATGCATGCCATGTGATTTTGCACAGACAAGGCCGTCCGCATGGGTATGTTCAGCCATTCGCTGATCCATTTAGTGTAGATATTCATGATATTTTTACGATCCTAAAGTCTTCTTTGTCGGGGCAGTCCTCCATGTTCCCCTCTTCCACCGCCTCTAGCATCTCTTGTAAAAACCAATCAAGCTCTGCCTCCGCCTCTTCTTTTGTATCAAAGAAGCTTGGCACAGTTTCCCCGTCCTCTTCTTCATAAGACCATGTATTAGTCCAGCCACCGCACAAACAAAACTCTTGCACCTCGTATCTACTCATTTTCAGCCTCCAGTTCTTTTTCAATGATATCCAACACTTCAATATTAAGATCATATGGTGTTATCTCTAATATCTCTTGTGCCTCTTTTAATGCCTCATCGGCATCCTCTGCAATAACATTAACAGTCATCACTCCGTGAAGCGCAAAACAAACCTCAAACGTTTTAAACTTGCTCATCATCTATCTCCATCAAGTCGTAAATAACCCAATCTCCCAATACAGTTTCTTTAAAATCCGCCCCATCAGCATCCCTTGCAATTTCTTGAGCTTCTTCCAAACTATTGGCCTCAAATTCCATTTCTAATTCAACAGTATATTGTGCTAGAGCTTTATATTTAGCCATTACTCACCTCCAAAGTTTTCTAAGGCATCAATAGCCTCGTATATGCAAGTATCTGCACATCCCATAGCACTCTCAGCCGATCCATTGTTCATGCGCTGGGCATAATCATAAACATTAGCCAATATTTCTTGTGCATGGCATAAATACTCCAGCATTAACTTCTTTTCTTCATTCATAACATTCCCCTTATCTATCAAAATGCGCATCAATGCGCTGAACTAACTCTAAATAATACTCGCAATTATCTGATCTTAAACCACTATTATATTCTTCAACATCCCCCATCTCTTCGCCAACACGAATAAACTCAGTAGCTAAACCAAACTCATCAGCTAAATGATAAAACTCATCCCATCTTTTAACTTCCTCATACTCGTCATACCATTTCATGTAAGATAAATTGAGATAAAGTATTTCATACTTATCATTCTTTTGATCTGTAAGATCATTCCCAAAGTCTTCACGAACTTGATTGTATAGATCAAACAAACTCTCTTTAAATGCTTTCATTTCCTCTGCCGTGCCGTAGATCAAGCTCTTCACTTCGCTCCTGTAACCCATTTTAAACCCCTTTAAATTGTCGGCCAATATCAGCCCCATAGCACACCGTAATGCGCTATGAAAAGATACTAGGCAATTTTGCCATTCGCATAAAACTCATATTGATTGATCGTGATCATTTCATCCAAGCCCTCGTCACTTGTTTGATATTTAAGATCAGCCCTCCAGCCTCTAAACCCAGCATCCAAAGCCCTATCAAAAGCTTTTAATGCACATCCGCTCTGCTTAAACTCATCATGAAACGTATACCACATATCGCCATCTAAACAGTATCCTGTTGGATATTTCTCTGCTGGCACATCACGAAACTTCAAGCCTCTAAAATGTCGGTTTGCCACATCAGTCCGATAAAAGTATGTCCATGCATCAATCTCATAATCAAGTAAATTGACCCCGAACTCTTTGCAAAAGGCCTTAATACTTCCTATGCTTTCATCGCACCAGCTATAGGGAAAATCCCTTGCCCATGATCGTGCATTCTCTTTTGCCTCATCATTCAACTCATCAAACTTGAACAACTCATAAGTAGCTAATCTCATTTTTTGGCCTCATTTTTAGTTAAATGTAATCTAGTGTATGCCCGTTCTGCATTTAGGTGCATGGCATGGCGCATGATTTGGAAAATAGCGTAATGCATGATTATTCCACCTCTCTAGCCAAATCAATTTGCCAGCCCTCGTTTGTATTAGTAGTCCACTCATTAAAGTCCAGATCTATTGCTTTTTCTAGTGCTTCAATTTCACTTTCTGCCTCTACATGCACTTCGTAATGCACGATCTCACTTGCCATAACTTTGAATTGTTTCATTTTAAACCCCTTAATTGTTTGCGATAGACTGCCTCACGGCAGTTTCGGCCACTAAGGCCTCATCAGTATCGCTAAAATATGGATCCAATCACTTCGCCCTCGCCCTTGAGAGCGCATAGCCTGTTCAGCTCTTCACCGTCTACATAATTCCCCTCGTAATTTGTCATATCAATTCCGTAGAAGTCTAAAGACTCTTTCTCTCCCAGCATGAAAGAACACCGCTCAGAGCTAAAAGAAAAATCGTCATCGATCTTGAAGAGCTTGGCATCCGTATAGCCACCACGCACATCGCACCCTTGATGAACTTGCAAAAGAACGTATGGTTCGCCATCGAACTCGCCCCATGTCCCCTGTATAACTTGCGAGAGCGCACTATCGTAATTATAGGAATTGAAGCTATTGATCTCGCAGAAGCCGTGATCAGTCAACCATGCATCGCCCTCAGAACTCACCCCGTAATAAGACCCATTCCAATCATCACAAGGCAGATCGTTAAACTCACGGCAAAGCTCATCCTGTGAGAGCGTTTTCACCAAATGATGAAATAAGCTTATGCGAGGGTATGCCTCAAAGCCGTCCTGATATTTAGAGATATTAAGCACGGCCTCAGCCTCGTTGCGAAAGTCCTCAAGGGTTTTTGTCCCGTTGCGCTCCCAATGTCTCCCACCTTGACCACCGCTATCGCACATATGCGCACCCGTGTTGGTAGTCATCATCGTGTAAATCAGATCCTCAGTTTTCATCATTAACCCCTTATTCAAACATCATCCATAACAAACAAACGATTATCGCAATAATCACCATAATCAGCCCCAAAGCTTTTAACTCATCTAAACTCATGGCCATCCCCTTAAGCGTATTGCTTTTCAAGCTTATCGGCCAGCGCATGCGCACCCGTGAGAATATTCTCGATCTCGCCCGTTGCAACATAGTCGCTAATAACATCCCAGCCACAATTGCCATAAACCAAAAAAACCCAGCCAACATCTTTGTCATTTTTAACAAAAATTAGCGTATCTTGATCAGTAGAGAAGCCAGCATCCATTATTTCTTTGTAGTTGGTAGAGTTATAAAGAGCTAATTCGTCCTCATCGCCATAATCAACCGATACACCGTAGCCACTCGCCAGCGCATCTTTAACGATCCGAGAATAGATTTTGCGCTCAATGTCTTGCCTTGTTTCTAGTTTCATCTTTAACCCCTTAAAAATTATGCTTAATAATGCCTCACGGCATTTTCGATCAATGAGATCTCGTCAGTTAAGCTTGGAATTGCTTGTAGTTGCGAATAGGCGCATCTCGATCAGTATGGATCTCGTTGAACTTGAACTCAATGCCACGCATTTTAAGCTCACGGATTAACGTGCCAGCATCCAAGTCCTCTTCAAGGTATGCCTTTTCCCCTTTCATGTAAGAGTATTCAGAGATCTCGTGTTTTATCCCGTATTTGCGCAATAAGTCCAAGTCTACTTCAAGCCAGCCATGACTAGGATCTGTATAGAAGTTTAAGATCATTTTGTCATCTCCATTTCAACCTTGCGAATATGCGCACCGATCTCTTTTGTTTTATCGTTTGTAATTGCGTTGTTTTGCTCAACAATGTATTTAACATCGGCATGACCTTTTAATTGAATGATCATGATCTTCAAGCTTGCTGGATCCATCTCGATTTTGTGTTGTTTCATGATTAAAACTCCTCGCTTAGTTTGGTAGCACGTCTAATAAAATCAGCCCTTGCACGTTGGAATGCATCACGCTCATCGGCACGATCCCCCTCTTTGTGCATGAAGTAGTTTCCATGCGCAGTAGAGCGTTGATTGTTTGTTGGAAAGACCCAAGTAACGAACTCACTCGCCCAAGTAGCCAGCACAACACCCTCAGCCTCGTCCATGTAAACCGCAAGCACTTGCGCACCATTGGCTAGAAAGTTTCCCACTTTTATTTCAAAAACATCATCCATCTTAAAACCCCTTTTTGTTGTTTGCTTAAGACCCTTTCACAAGGGTTTCGGCCACTAAGGCCTCATCAGTTAAGCTTAGTCTTCGTATTCATCTTCAGGGTGAGGCTGGTCTTCGCCACAGTAATGAGGATTGCGCTCCCATGTATCGTAAGGTGAAGCGATCCATTGACTGTTCAAGTTGCGCTCTTCTTGCCCATAAACCCAAACCCATTGTCTTACCGCATCTTGAATTGAGTAAGTTTCCTCGAAAGAATTTTCCCACATATTAACAACCCCTTATAAAGTATTGATCTAATTGGCCTTTTTTGTATCACTAGGTGAAACCCAGCAGTAGCCACCTGCTAATGAGAATTATAGTCGAACTAAAAAAAGAAATGTGAAGTTTTTGTTTGTTTGTTTGTTGATCAGTCACGTTTGTTTGTCATTATTTTGCCAAACGTTTGGCATTCACTCATCACTCGGCAACCGATCATGAGAGATCATGACCAAGATCAGCCATCGATCATTCTCCCGATCATGAGAGATTTTGACCAAGCCAGCCAAAACAACACCAAAAAGCCCGAAAAGAGAGCGAAGCGATCCAGCCCTATAGCCTTAGAACTTACAGGGTGAACACTAGCAAAGAGATCATATTGGCCTATAGTGAGATATCAACCACGATGAGATCTCTCGTCCTAGATCGATTGTGCAAGCCGATTTTGTTATACGTCCGTATAGTAAGCCATCGAACCCCGTAAAACCCAAAACACGGCAAAAGAGAGCGAAGCGATACAGTCCAGCGCATGAAGTAGAGAGATATCCTATAGAGAGAGATAAGAGAGAGAGATACACAATCACTCCACAAGCCACGATCATTTTGTCCTATACCTTACTATAGCCCGTCCTAAAATAATTCGCCCAAAGAGCTTGTATGCAGTCCACTTGTCACGATATTATCGATATTCCTATTAAATACCTACTGAAGCACTATGAAACTCACACGCAAACAGATCCAAGAGGGATTGAAGCAAACCCCCATCGAGCAAATCATTCTCGGATCACAGACCGCAAAGACCACTCGCCTCACCGCCAAACAAAAGGCATTTGCAGAGAAAGTCGCCAAAGGTGAAACCCAAGCCGAAGCGTATCGTCAGGCCTACAACTCCACAGGGAAACCCACCACGCAAGCTCAAGAGGGATCACGCCTCGCACACTCCCCTCACATTAGTGCAACCATCGAAGCGATACAGGCCTCGATCAATGCTCAGGCATATCTTTTACCCGCTCATTTAAGAGCTATGGCCATCAATAAGCTCACGCAACTAGCACTCAATGACACGATCAAGCCTAGCGATCAGCTAAAGGCATTGGAACTGATCGGCAAAATGTCAGAGGTAAGCCTCTTCACCGAGCGCAAAGAGATCATCCGCACGAACAACACAGAGCAGTCCAAAGAGAAGCTCATTAGCGCAGTCATGCTGGCCATACAGAACAGCAAGGCATTGTCAGACGACAAGAAGGATAGCGCACTCTCTCTACTAGACGAGATCAAACAGGCCAAAGCCAAGCAGTCAGAGCCGATCACAGTAGAGAACGAAGACGAACCCGCAGCCGAACTTGACCAGAGCGCAGCCGAAAACGATCCGTCAGCAGCCGTGAACGAGAATATGGAACACCCACCCACCGCCACCCCACAAAATCAGGCCGAATTGTATGCTGCACCTACGCATACTATTTCTGACAAACGATCACAAAAAAATACGGAGGGGGTATCTAAAATTTCAGATGATGCTTCTCTCTCTCTACAGGAAAATGACCCCCTTGTTGATTCTGAATAAAAACAGGGGGGGGGTATATATAATTTTAAGGACGAACGATGTATAAGAACATATATAATGATGGTGATCCTTGGTATCTCTCTATAGGTAAATCTGCCATATGGAAACTATCTGGACTGTTACGCAAGCTTAAACGGGGTCCATACGGGCTTGTGCGGTGGTGGAAGTTAAACCAACGTTGTAAAGCAATTAATAAACAGTTGTTGGAAGAAGCCAGGACAATGCGTTACTCGGCTAAGTATCCTGATCCCACCCCGAAGGATGTTGAGGAGTTTGTTGACTGGGCGCAATCAATAGGGATCATTAAGAAATGACACCAGCGCAGAAAGAAATATTTTTAATTATAGATGAGTGGTGGAAGTTATATGGATACGGCCCAACCATTGATGATGTAATGCGCATTACGGGTGAGACTGGGCGTGGTAATGTATCTCGCAAGATGAGGGCGTTAGTTGACCTTGGCATCTGTAAAGGCGTTAAAGGACGGGCTAGATCTATCCGTCCATCTTATCTACGGGTTAGGGATATTGAATGAGTTTATCACTTGAAGAAATTATTGCCATGCTGCCAGAGGAAGAACAGGCTGGTATCTGGGCATCCATAGAGGACTATCAGGGTGCTGAAGTACGGGAAAAGTCCCAAGAGAAGTTTATGGACTTTGTTCATGCGGTGTGGCCAACGTTTATTGATGGCCGCCACCATAAGTTGATGGCTGAAAAGTTTGAAGAGATTGCACAGGGCAAGACTAAACGGTTAATTATTAACATGCCACCACGGCATACGAAGTCAGAGTTTGCTTCTTACCTGTTGCCAGCGTGGTTTCTTGGTAAATTCCCCAACAAAAAGATCATCCAATGTTCTAATACGGCAGAACTTGCAGTTGGGTTTGGACGAAAGGTGCGTAACTTAGTTGATAGCGAGATTTATTCGAAGATATTTCCGAATGTTGGTCTTAGAGCTGACAGTAAGGCGGCTGGTCGGTGGTCTACTTCTGGTAATGGCGAGTATTTTGCTATTGGTGTTGGCGGTACCGTTACTGGTAAAGGTGCTGATCTCCTCATTATTGACGACCCACACTCAGAACAGGAAGCAAAACTAGCAGCAGCTGACCCATCTGTGTTTGATAACGTGTATGAATGGTACACATCTGGCCCTCGGCAGCGTTTACAGCCTGGCGGATCCATTGTAGTCGTGATGACACGCTGGGCTAAACGGGATTTAACGGGTAAAATCCTGCAAGCAATGGTGGATCGTGACGGGGATGAGTGGGAAATCATTGAATTACCTGCAATTTTACCTAGTGATAAGCCATTATGGCCTGAATTCTGGTCGTATGAGGAGCTGGATAAGCTAAGAACTGAGTTGCCGCTGTCTAAATGGCAGGCTCAGTACCAACAAGACCCAACATCTGAAGAAGGTGCGATTGTAAAACGGGAATGGTGGCAGGTTTGGGAAGGGGATCGCCCACCATCTTGTCATTTCATCATACAATCATGGGATACGGCCTTTACAAAGAACGAAAGGTCTGACTATTCGGCATGCACTACTTGGGGAGTCTTCTATAAAGACGAAAATGAAGCAGATCCCCACATTATTTTGTTAGATGCCCTTAAAGAACGCATGGAATTCCCAGATTTGAAACAAAGGGCCTTGGAAATGTACCAAGATTGGGAACCAGACGCCTGTATTGTTGAAGCCAAAGCATCTGGCGCCCCCCTTGTCTTTGAATTAAGACGTATGGGGATACCAGTTCAGGAGTTTACCCCTGTGCGAGGCAACGATAAGATTACCCGTCTTAATGCTGTGAGTGATTTGTTCGCATCAGGGAAGGTTTGGGCGCCACGTAAAAGATGGGCGGAAGAAGTCGTAGAAGAAGTAGCAGCTTTCCCTAACTCAGATCATGATGACTTGGTTGACTCGACAACACAAGCCTTATTACGTTTTAGACGGGGTGGGTTTATTTCTGTTTACTCAGATGAGAAAGACGATCCTATTGAATTTAAACGTAAACGAGCATATTACTAGGAAAAAAAATGCATATATTGTATTATCCACCATTAGTCAATACCTATTCTAAGGACTAACATGCCACAATTAACCAAAGCCCAGTTAGCTAAAAGAGCTGCAGAATACCGTGCATACATGGTGAACTATGCAAAGACACATCCAGAAGATATCCTTTCTGGGTATAGACACGACCCTAAAAGCCCTACTGGCGTAGAATCTATGCCTACTTATTTTAAGAAAAGTGATGTAATCAACACGGCTAATGCCATGAAAGATTTGCAAACTATTGGGGGAAGAACATTATCTCCTGAAGACTATACTAATTTGTTACTTCATGAAGGCCGTTCTGATGCTGGCTTTAAT